TGACGCTCTGTTACTGACTTGTAAGAACCACCTGAGTTGTCTCCGAGGACTGACTCAAGCAAGAAGATGATAGCTTGACTTTCGCGTCCGAACTGACGCTGAGAAACGTACCCCGTGCTGTTGCTGTCATGAGGCAAGACTTGTGCCTTCATCCCTTCTCTGATCATTCCAGTCTTGCCAGTATTATCGAGTCCCTCATGAGCTTCGTTGAACTGATCCAAGAAGTCTTGAGCTTCCTTGGCAGTCCTGAAAGCACCTCGCGGAGCTTCGAGAAGCAACCCCGGTCGTCCAGCGTTTCTGAATGTCGATCCAGACGCTTCAGCACCAGCAATCGCAAGGCCGAACTGATCACGCATGATGTCGAGCAGGCTCTCTCCCCACCATCCATTTCGTGAAAGACCCATGATGACAAGCACATCACGGTCTGGAAGACGGTACATCGTCCGGTCGTTCCCTGCTTCAGTTTTCAATGTGCCAACAGCAGTTCCATCATTGATGCTGACCAGATGCCATCGTTCGCCGTCAGCAACTACTGTTGTTGTGTCTTCAGCTTGAATTGGAAGCAATCCGATTGGTTGGCCGAGACTATTACGCTCAATGAAAGCTCGACCGTTTCCGTACAGCAACGCATCAAGCATTACTTTTTCTAACAACGTAAATTTAGTAAAAAACTCATTGGGATGCCGTATTGCCTTTGCACCAAAGTCACTTGGGAAAGGCATCTCCCTTCCATCTTTCATCTCTTTGCAGATGATTGGCATCTGAGCCAAATGACCGCTGATCTTGCTGACCGCGTTGAACACCTCTGGGATGCCCAAGACACTACGCATGGTGATTGGGATACCACTGGAGGATTCACCACCTCCCAGCATCTGAACAAGCCAGTCCGAAGGGTTTTTGAGGTTCGACGTTGCCTGGGCAAACATCTCGCCTACTTTGCTGATAAACATTTTTGCATCCTAATATGTGAAGTAACCACTTGATTTTGATGCTGCGTGCATCGCGCGACTCAATGCCATTGTCATCGCAACAACTCCGTCGATCTTCTCAGCCGAGGCTTTTTTGTCGAACATGACTCTGTCCTGACGATCATGGACAAGCACTGCATTGCCGATCATCCACTTCAGGCAGGGGTTGCCATCATGCAGAAACCGACCATCTGCAATGCATGCACGCAGTTCTTGAATTGGTTCATTTTGATACCTGCATGACTGCGTCATCGATGCTGGCTCAAGACCTTCTGTTTCCAACCTTTCTGCTGTGCTCTGAGAGTTGTACGGATCGTATGCAACATCATAACATCGATACTTTTGACATTCCCTAAGCAGATCTCTTTCAAGCTCATTGGTTGGAAACCTCGTCGTTCTGATGAGATCCTTTTCGATAAAGTCAGCAAACGGTCTTTGTGTGATGTCCCTCGTTGTGTCGGTCGAGATATATTGCCACGTTCTGGCCTCGTACCTGTAGATTGGGACTTCAGGTGCGTGCTCATCGACTTGCGTGAACTCGCCTGTTTCAAACCGTGCTACAAGAGAAAACGCGGCTAGGTCATCTCTTCCTCCGAGGTCAACGCCGCAACCGACTGCATCGGCATCTTGCCAGTCCGAGAACTTACCAGAGCAAGCATCCCACTGCTCTAGATCGAATGCAGCAGAGTTACTTGATGTCACGATGTTGCAGTGATACTTCTTGAATCGACGCTCAACGATGACATCTGTCTTAGCAGGCTTGGCTTGATCTTCGAGGTACTCAGGCATGATGGTCACGCCGAGGCACGGGTTTGCCTTAATCCAATTTTCGGGATCGAAGACATCGTCATTTTCGTCAAGTTCGTAGTTCAGAAAAAAGTAGCTTTCGTCGTCGAACTCGCCAGAGACAACCCCTTTGCCATAGTTGTATTGCTCCAACCACAAAAACGAGTTGTCATTTCCAGCAGTGGTGATGAAGAGAGTCAGCGGTTGTGACCTTGCACCACCTTGAGTCAGCATCGTTTCAACGAAAGCTTTTTGTCCGCCATCGCTTCGGAACGCTGCCAATTCATCGATGACTGTAAGTGATGCACTGAATCCATCGAGTGGCTTGTCACTGCCAACGCAGAATATCGAGCCTTGGTTATGCTTGAAAAATATCTGGTTGTTCTTCAGTGTGCTCATCGAAGACAATTCCTCTGACTGAGCACGCATGCGGCACGCTTCAGCAAAGACTACCCTCATCGCCTGCTCTTTCTTTGTAGCTGCAAGGAGCACCTGAGCTACATTCTCAAACCCTTTACTGACTGGATTGTAATCCATCGAGCCAGCAAACAATGCAATGGCAGCAGCAAGTGTTGACTTACCATTCTTGCGTGCAGGAGAAACCATTGCTTTTGAGAATCTGCGGCAATTGTCTGACGATTTCTTCCATCCAAAAATGGAAGCAACAGCAAAAACTTGCCACGGTTGCAAGACTAGTGGTTGACCAACATCACGCCCGATGGAGTGCTTGATCATCACAGGAAAGAATGAGACTACTGCTTCTGCGTATTCACGGTCAAAGTAATATGGGAAATCATCGGTGCGTTGCTTTTCAAGATCGCGGATGTGCCGATTGATTGCGTTGGAAACTGTCTTGCAGCTTCGGATCTCACCTGAGAGTACATCATGAATGTACTGGTCCATCTCTTCCATTGGCCTGTAGTGCTCAAAATCAAACGACATCAATTGCCGCCTAGTTTTTTAAGCAACTGGCCGACCTTGTCACTTTGCTTCGGCCCCTGTGGTGTGGCAAGCCGAGTCCGCGCGGATGGAGTCAGTGCAAGCTCTTGCAGCAGTTTCATGTGGTTCGCCAAAAAGCGATGGTAATTCACCGCGTGGACAGTGCTCTTACCACCGCCTCTCTGGCTTTCAATTTCGATCCCGTCTTTACGCATCGCTTGAATGCACAACAGCAACTCTCGATAGTTGCATGCGTAGGTTTCGATGATGGGACCATCCTGTTCACTCAGGCATCCCATTTGCTGCATAGAATCGCAGGTGTCGTTAAATATTTGGAGCGTTAGCTCATCTGCCTGGCAGACAAGAGAGGGCGAGGGGCGTCCACTAATGCTTTCGATAGGCAAGACTCTTGTTCTTGCTTTTTCTTTATAGTGGCCCTCGATTTTCGCAAGGGTCGGATGGGCCGGAGCCTTTCCTCTACGTCCCATAGCACTCTCTCATCTGACAGACAATTCCTCAACCACAAGGAGATGTCTCCATATTACCCTGACAGCCTAAAGTGTCAAGGATCTGCCACTCAAGTGACTGCTACATAGTACAAAACACCGTCTTTCCCCTGCTCCAGTCGCACACGGTCTGACTCAAGCAGATCCTCAATAACATCTTTTCGAGTCTTTTTTGAAAGCTTGTCGTACACGCTGATGCGACCTTTTGGTATTCGACCACCTCGATTCTTGAGTGCAGTGAGAACTTTCTGTCGATCTGCATCAGCTTCTGATTTCACCAGTTCGGTTTGCACCTTGTGAATGGATCTATAGGTCAACCGTTTGACGATGAGAATCGCACGCAGGGTATCAGCAACCTCAACGACTCCGTTCTGAACTGGCCCAAGCCGAGAACACGCGAACAGCAATGCAAGTTTCTGGATCTTGTCAGCGGTACGCCTCCAGAGTCCTGTGTTTTCTTTTCCGCGTGTTGAGTTCAGCTTGATCTCATCGGAAAGGGCAAGCAGTTCATCTTTTGATTCTTTACTAAAAGTCCATTCCAGTCGATTTCCCGCGAAGGACTCAGGAGGAAGGTTACCGTGACCACTTGCATCGTTCCACATCTTTGCCTTTTCAACGATGCTCTCTGTTGCAGTCATCTGTTTGTAGATGCGTCCAAGCGAGATGTCGTAGTGCTCTTGACTGAAGATAAGCAGTCTACCTAGCAACCCATCGTTGACTGAGTCTGGAGAGAACCGAGAGTAGAAGAGATCAGGAGTGGTCGTTCCGTAAATGATTGGAAACGGTTCGCGGACGACAATATTGTTCTTAGCATCGGCGCGACAGTTCGGCTTCCATTCTGGATCACCGGACGACGAGTAAGCTTGCTTCAGGAGTTTGCCAGTTTTTGCCATGTAGTGATTCGCATCACCCATCTCACCGAACATCTCTGCTATCTCGTCAAGCTGGAAGAGTTGCACGTTCTGAGTCTCCAGTGACTTCACGAACCCCTCACCCGAGGATAGGACTTCAGCACCTAGCACATGAGAAAAACCTGCACGATAAAGAGTGTCTCGCGTGAGTTTGCGTCCAAAGTCTTTTCCTGCACCCGATGGTGCAAGCCCGACCATGAATAGATTTGGGTGTGTTCCTTCAGCCGTGACTTTTCCGCAGGTGATAGCAGACATGGTTGCAAGAGCACTTGCAAAAGCAAGTTCTGGTAGCCATGACTCAGCAAGCTCCTTATTACGCGACATGATCTCGGAGATTAGACCAGGTG